CAGCGACATACATTATAACCTTTTCTCTGAACACTTGCTTGTCATATACTTCTTTCTGTCTTCTCTTGCGTATCTGCCCTTCCATTGCTAGTAAATCGTCCCATGACTTACTTCCGTGGGTGAACATAAGAAACTGTTTTAGCTCATAGCGTTGCTCTTCTAGCTTCTTCTTGGCAGTGAAAGCTTCTATGGCTTCTTGTTCTATACTGCCACCACCAAACATCTTACGTACCATTGATGGGTTCTTGGCTGACTTGTGGGCGTTATCTACATCACTGACTGCTCCCATCCACCGTGACAAGTCCTGTGACATTGCTTCTAAGTCTCGTCCTGCTGCAAATGCCCTCTTGATTCCATTGAAAGCTGTGCTTGCAGTTGCGACTGCAGCAGATATGGTGATTGGGTCGAACACTACTCAGCGTCCTTGATAGTCAGTGTGCCTTCCTTTACTTGTTTTAGTATTTCTGCGTAGTGTCTGTTGGCAGGGTCACAAGAAATAAAATGCACCTCTCCGTCTACTTTGGCTTTTATTGTTGTCTTTGTATCTTCTACATATTGTGCTTCTTCTATTTTCATTACTTACCTACAATTCTGCATCAACTTTAATATTATATGTTACACTACCATTAACATAGGCTGCCGCTGCATACCCTGCTGTCGTTGATACTCCTGTTAAATCCATTGAAACTCTGCAAGAGTTAGTACCTGCATCATGGTAGTTAAAAGTTGGGTCAGCATCTGTGCCACCATGATAAAAACAAACTACATCACCTTGATTATCAAAACTAAAGGTAGGATTAGCTCTCTTTTTTTCATAGGGCAGCACTGCTCTCATACCAGTAGTAGTATAAGCATAGGCTATATGAGCATAACTCCCTGCTGTAACTTCTATCTTTTGAAAGTAACGATTGCACTTTCTTAATGTTACATCAAAAGGCTCTGACTCAAACTCTGTTGGGTTCTGCCCTACTTCTAACTGAACACCTGTGATGAAGAAGGTTCTGTCTGTGCTGTCAAAGAATGATGTTCTACTTCCTGCATACCTGTTAGCCTGTGTGACACTTCCCCATGTATTGTCAGCAAATGTCCCCCCACTATACGTTGACCCTGCGTGTATCCATATTTGGAATGTTAAACTTGATGCATTATCATCATCCAAAGCACCTGTAGTATCAGCAGGAAAAGTAAGCTCTACTCTTGCCCAATCTGTTGTTACACTAAATGCTTGTGTTATATTCCTTGTATTGTCATGGTCAAATAATTCAGCAACATATGTAGCACTAGCATTACCTTTTACATAGAAACTAACAACAAAGGGTTTTGCATCTGAAGTACCTTTGGCAAATGCTTGTACATTTTGACCCTCAAGGGACTGTCCTAGAATTGTTATTTCGTCTGCTGCTATTGATGTATCTGCTGTAGTGCAATCTAGTTTTATGCTATTAGCAAATCCACTAGGAGCAGAACTGTCTTGTGTCATAGTTAATCGCCCTGCTGTATTACCTGTTGTTATCTTCCATCTGTCACAAGTAAAGTATCCACTAGATGCACCAATGCCTGTACTTGATGTTCCTCTCTGTGCCACATTCATTGCACCATTGATGATGACATTCCTGTTTACTCCACCACCCCCTGCATTGATGTTGCCTATTAAGTTTGCTAATTCTGCTGCTTTGCTCATGCCAAGTCTCCTGATACTGAAGTAGTAAAGTCTGTACTATCTGCCGCACTTCCATCGTGAGCAAATGAACGTCCTTCAAAAGAACCAGTTGCTAAACTAGCTATAGTAAAAGATTCTTGAGAACAAGTTCCTCCTATGGAATAATTTGCATTAGCCATGTCGTTAGCAATATTAAAAGTTGTTTTTCCTGTTCCTGCATCAGCAATACTAGAAACATTAAAGCTATCATCTAAAACGTAACTACTAGCTTGAGTAGTGTGTGACCACATCTTAATCAACCCCTGTTGCAGATTAGTCGTAGTGCTATTCCCTTCGCCTGTCACAGAGATTGACCCTGCTGTGCTGACACCTGTTAATGTATTTATTTTAAGTGTTGATGCCATTATCCGTCCTCTAACTTCTTGATCCTAGCTTCTAGTGCATCATTCTTTGCTGATAGTTCTTGTATTGATTTAACGCAAAGAGCGATCATGTGTGTATAATGTAGAGCATCTGGCTTGTTGTCATCATCATACACAACAAACTCTGTTAGCCCTGCGTCATGTACTTCCTCTGCTATTAGCCCACCAAATACAGTGTCGCCATCATTATTTCCTTTGAAGGTAACAGACCTTAGTTTATTTAAATCTGCTAGTCCATGTGTTGCATCATTTATTGTGTTCTTGTATCTTCTTGATGAAGTTGACCTACGGAGTGTACCAGTAGAGTCAACTTGAACATCTGCAGCACTACTTGTAGTGTCACCATAGATACCATCAGCAGTAACTCTGAAACGCTGTGTAACAGTCGCTGTTGCACCTGCTGTTCCACTTGGTGCGTTAGAAAAAATTAATTGATTACCTCCAACGCTTAATATCCCTGCACTTGTGCTACCCTCTCCGTATTTATAATTTGACCCATCATAAAAAAGATTTGACCTCATATCAAAAGTTGGATTGTCCGTTCTACCTGCAAGTCCACTGCCCTTATAAGCAACGTCAAGTCCTTTATACGTGCCACCAAAACCTGATATATCAGTTTCACCGATACCTACGTTTCCACTAGCATCAATTCTCATACGCTCTGTATCAGCAGTCTTTACCTTAACTACATCATTAGTCGCTAGGTCAATACCTGAGTCATTATCTCCCCCTGCATTGACTATTGTATCTACTTTAATTTCACTTGCCATTATGCTAAATCTCCGTGTGCAATTATCGCAACATTACCTCTGTCTTGATTTGATTGGTCGATGTTAGTAACCCTCACATCTACAAAGTTTGCTTGATACTGTGATGTACCTACATCATCACATCTTGATTGTGCCGTACCCATTACCACATAACTATCTTCAGCAGAAAATATGCTTGTAAATGTGTGTCTTGGTATTCCTGTTTCTGTATCAGTTATTGAACTACAGTTAAATGAAGAGTCTATTGTCGTTGTTCCACCTTCATGCCTTGACCACCCTTTTGCTAAACCCTCTTGTAAATCTGTTTCAACAGACGCAGTTTTAACTAAAATGCTACTTGCGGATGTTCTACCTTCTAGTTTGTCTACTTTTAATTGTGATGTCATAATATTGTATAAAATCCATTAACTGTTAGCGTTGCTGATGCACCGACTGTTATAGGTCCTGCTGACAGTGCATTGGTTGTGCTACTGATTGTTATATCAGCACTGATTGTCTGACCATTGGTTCGTATAATACTATCGTTACCCAAGAAAGGATAGCGTGAATCTGCTTCTGCTTTGGTATAACTATTGGCTATGCTAAACGCATCATATACCACTATCTCAACATCATCATTTACTGATGCTCCTGTGACAAGAACAACAGTTGTGCCTGTTGTAGATGTATAATCGGTAGCAGGTTTGAGTAATATTCCGTTCTGATATACATCTACATACTCACCATCTGAATATGTAAGCGTGTTAGAATTAGCATCCGAACCAGAGAAAGAGGTCTGTCCTGCTGTGGCTTGGTAGATGAAGCGTGTTCTAACGCCTTGGTTTGGTGCTTTTCCTATGTATGGCATTATATACCCTTTGCTAGATGGTCAGTATATGCTTTCTTCACTTCATCTGTATGAAACTGTGCCACCATTGTTTTTACATCTGTGCTTTCGTTTGTGCTGTCATCGTTTGGTGTGATAGTGTGACGGTGGTGAGAGCGTGATATTTCTTTACCATCTTCTTTTATTATAGTAGTTGTTCGTACTTGTATTATTTTAAAGTCACCCACTATCTCCCATTTATCTTCTATTGTTTCTTTTGTTATCGCCATTTTTTCTCCTTATCAATCTGATATATACATCACGGAAAATATAAAAGCGTTTATACCGTGTAGCTGTGAATTTTTTACTTGGTCAGAACTACCATCTCCTCTATGAAAATAAAGAACGTTACCTCCTGAATTAGGAGTTGGAGTTAACATATGAAATGAAGTTATATTATGAGCACCAAGATATGTAACTGATCCTAGAGCATGGAACGCATTACTAGAAGCTACAGTGTAGGGTAGTCCTGCGATAAAGGTCACACTAGCATTATTAGGTATACTAACACTTGACAGATAAGCGCCTGCATAAACCATTTGTCCTATTTTGGTATATCTTGCATTTGTAACAGTTGCTGAAGTTCCATTAGTTAGTGAAGGAGTCCATGTTCCCTCTTCATAGTCATCAAGTAATTCAGCACTCATACTGCCACTACTGTTAGCTGTAGCACCAAAATCTATACCATGACCACTAGCCAACGTCACATTACCATCTGTAAGTGTCAGACCATTAGCTACTGTAAGAGCCGTACTGGATAGTGTAAGACCCTCTGCTCCTGTTCCTCTAACTTTAGTTAAAGCCATTTATTTACCTCATGCGTAAGGGCTGTCACCCAATGTGCTTGTATCCCAAGCTGCTTTTAGTTTAGCCACAGTGTCTGCATCATCTATTGCCTTTGCAGAAGGTGCATCTCTCAATGCCTTCTTCTTTGCTACAGACGCAGTTTTTGCAGAAGCATCGTCAGCTTCTAATGCTTTCATGTAGGTCACATCTTCTGCTTCTAACAAAGGCTTACGGACTTCTCTGATCTTGTCTTTAAATATCTTCTTAGCCTCCGTCATGTCTTCGGATATCACGGAACCACTGAGCTTCCATGCGTTTCTGAAATGTCTGTCAGATGGCACAGTTGCAGTAGACGCATCTATGGTTGCCCCATCCTTATCTGTTATAAATGTTTTGGTCATCGTATCTCCTATGCCACTTGTTGATCTATTTTCCAAGCGTTACGCCATGTTCGATGTGACGGTAACTGCTTCTTCTTTACTATAAGCAAACGCTTTCTATTTGCTTGCTCATAATCTCTCCAAACCGTTTCAGGTATGTCTTTCTGTATTAGGTACTCTATTGCTTCTTCTTCTGTCATAGCTTTAACAGGTTCTGTGTTATGCAACAAGTATCCTCTTGTATGCTTTACAAAGTCAGGCTTTGCTTCGTCCTTCTTGAGTTCCCAATAGACCCACACAGGTGGTAGTATACCACCGTTCAATGCACACGCCATCCAATTAGGGTCAGGGTGTGTTATCTTTGCAGGTTCATCTAGGTTGTCAGGGTCTTCCCATACGATGCAATACTCACTTCTGTATGGCTCTAGGTTTTGCTTTGCCCATCCTAGTCTATCCCATAAATGTGTTCCTTGAAATTCTGGTGTCATGCTAAGTCTCCGTGTAAGGTCATGCCATATTCCGTGTCCTCTTGACCTGTGCTTCCTGTGTCATTTGTAACAAACTTACAAGCAGTTGTACTCGTCATAGAAGCTCCTGATGTTCCTGATATCTGTGCTGTGCCACTTTGGTAAGATGCGACTCCTGTTACTTGAAAAGCACTTGCCATAGCATTTGTAATATTTACAGAGCTTATACCTGCACTTGTATCTGTAAGTGAAGCTGTATTGAACCCATTGTCTATGGCATTATCCGTTTTGTGGTCAACCCACGCCCAAGCTTTAGCCAACCCCTGTTCTATATTCGTAGTGGTAATATTCCCTGCACCTGCAACAATAGTGATGCTGTTCTTTGCGTCTACTCCCTCTAGGGCATTTGTTCTTAGTGTACTCATGCCAAGTCTCCTAATCCTGCCATATTTACATATGGATAATCATGGTCTCCGTGATTAGTAGAGTTGGTATAAGTTGAAGACGTTTCAACACTTGATGTTAATATATCGCCTTGACTCATAGGCATATTAACCTTAACAAAAGTACCATCATGGTCACCACTAGAACTCATTAGCCCAATAGTCCAATAACCCTCGTTAGTAGCAAAATTGTTAGTAAAATTATATTTATAGTTCCCTTGTCCTACATCTGTAATTGAACCTACGTTGAAACTGTCTGTTGCTGTTGGAGTGTTATCACCTGTGTGTGCAATCCAAAACTTCGCCAAACCCTGCTGTAAATTGGTAGTTGTAGAGTTACCCTCTCCTGTGACGGCAATAGACCCTGCTGTTGTTGTGCCTGTGAGTGTGTTTGTTTTGAGAGTTGCCATTGTTTATCCTATGACGGTTTTGTTGGAAATGTTACAGATGATGGGTCAAGAACTGGTAACTCTTCAAGTAATTTTGGACTAGCTGTTTTTGTTATATCTCTCAACGCCTGTCTATATGTTTTCCATTCAGCTTGTTTGCTATTAGACAAAGGACTATCTGTCATAACTGTCCAGTCACTCTCTAATAGTAAAATGTTTCGTTGCTCTCGTAGTTTGTTCATTTCAATGCTCATAATATTATCCTATTAAAAAGCCAGAATAGTGCATGTATCCACTAGTGCTATTATAAGCAAACCCACCATCCCCACTATCTGTATCATTAGCCCTAATGTGTACGAGAACATAATCCCCTGCATCTAATTGAAAAACATGACTTAATGTCATTCCTACGTCAAAAGCAGCACTTACACTCATTCCCATTGCAGGTGAAAGAAGTCCTCCAGTACCATTTTTACGCAGTTGGAGTGTAACCCAGTCGTTAGAAGCAAACTTACTGCCTGAGTTGTCATCATAAATAGAACCTATTACACAAGATATTTGATATGCACCAGTAATAGGAGCAGTAAAACGTCCATTAGATGTATCGTAGCAATTGCCAACATTTACTGTGGTTGCATCAAACACTAAATCGCCACTGTCATAATATGTGCCACTCGTTGTATTTCTATACGCTGAAAAACAGGGTCTAGCAGGAGTTAATATTCTTCCTGTTGAATCTATAGTTTGAGCCGTAGTATTATTTGTATGCTTTATGTTTTGTACTAGAAGATTGCTCATAGTATTGCTACATTCCCCCCTGAGTTTATTGTCAGTGTTACACCACTTGCTATGGTCAACGGACCTGTGACGTTAGCATTTTCTGTAGCTTCTATTGTTGTATTTACATCCAGTGTCTGAGCATTAGTTCTAAACATACCACCGTTCTTAAATGTGCCTTTGTTCTGTGTGGGTATCGTAATACTTGTATCCGTTGCACCAAGATAAATAACAAATATATTTCCTGTACCACTTGATGGAGCTGCC